TGGGTCGAGACGAAAAGCACGAATTGCACGAAATGTCTTCCTCGGTCGGTGGGGAGTTTTCGTTGTTTTCGTGCTTTTCGTTCACTGATCATGGGACGGTTCCTGACGTGGTTCTTGGCGTGTTCTGACGTGCGCCATATCCGGCATTTACCGCACTCGCCGCGCCGGAAAGAATTGTGGCGTTCCGATTCGACCCGTTCGCGAGCGCCATAGCCGCGCCGTTTGCCCCGCCTGCCAGCGCAGAAGCCCGCTGATGGGCAATGTTTCGCTGATTGACATCGCTCGACCACGCGAGGTTTGAAAGGTCTAGCTGGTTCTGCACCTCGGAATCTGCCAGGATGTCGAGCGGCGTGCCCGTCATCAAGATTCCCTGCCCCGAGATTGCGGCCGTCTGCTGCTGCCGGAAGCGCTTCTGTTCGGCGACTTTCGCCCGAGCTTGCGCGTTCTGCTGCTCTGCCGCCGTCTTTGCCGCCGCGTCAGCGCTTGCCGCCTCGGCGTTGGCGTTCATCTGCGCTTGAGTTGCCGCCCGCTTGGAAGCGGCTTGCTGCGCCGAATAGCTGGCATACGTTGACGCCGCTGCCACAAGAGCAAGAATGATCGGCGTAACAAAATCGTAGGCGAGAATCATGATTTCGAGAGTTCAGATTTGAGGACGTAGCCGAGCATATTGAAAGGCGTGGGGTCGGAGTGCAGGAAAGTCAAGGTCACGGCATCCACCCAATCAGGTTTCAAATGTTGATCGCGACGGCCAGAAAACACGGCTGTCGTGCCTGCTGGATATTCGAGACTGTAGGCCGTTCCTGTGCTCGTGCTCTTGTATTGGCCGCCAAGGGACTTGTGAAACAAGACCTGCATCCGCTGAGCGTTGAACTTGTGGCCTTGCGCGGTGCCGTCCTGTAGCACGAACTCAAGCGGCATGGGCTGAATCGTGGAAGTGTAGGCGAGTCCGACGAATAGCGAGGTTGCCGCCGCAGAGAGCGTGATTGCCCCGCTGGCAACCGTCTTACTCTCGATCGTGTCGCCATCCGCCCATACTTTAACCGCCGCGCCTTCCAGATGAGACAGGCCGGAAACCGCCGTTCCGCTCGCCATCGTGATCTTTTTCGCGCAGTCGAGATAGCAAAAGTCGGTTGCCGTGCTGAAATCGAACTCTTGCGCAGTCGGATAGAACCGTTCCAGGTAGCGTTTCGTTGAGCCGTTGATTGTCCGCTTCACCACCACCCAGACACGATCTGCGTCCCCGTCGCCGCGAACGATGGCAATGGACTCGAAAAGCCCGTTCGTCGTTCGCTCAAACCATGCGGTGATTTGATTCTGGCGGTTGTAGGAGAAGCCCAAAAGCCGCCCGTCAGCCGTGACAGCCCACAGAATCGGGTCCGGCTCGCTCTGGTAGGCCGTCGCCACAATGCCGCTTTCGGTGATCGACTCAGCCCGCATCGTCATGTCAGGCGCTTCGTACGCGTCGTTCGTGAACACATAGGCAAACTCGAAAACCTTCCGCCCGGTCGGCGATACCCAAAGGAGGGAGTCGCGGGTTTGAATCGGCTGGATATTCGAGCTTCCCGCCCGGTTCCTGCGGATGGCTTGCACGTTCGAGGGCTTCAACACTTCCGAGCCGTCGCCGCCGCCCTGAATCGTCCATTCCTCGCCACCCGTGCCGACGACGAGACCTTGCCGGAAGCTGGCAATCCATTTGACGAGGTTGCTCTCATTCGAGTTGAGCACGATGTCGAATCCATCGCTGTCACCCTCGCCGGTTGCGAAGTTGAAAAAGTCGTCCACGACGGAACCGCGCACGCGATTTGGCTCGCGCGACGTGCCTCCGAACCAGAGCCGTAGATTGTGCTGTCCAACCGCGCCAGGGTATCCGTTGTAATCACTGAAAGCATGGGTGTAAAACAAAGTTGCCGCAACGCCGAGCACCTCTTTTGGCATTACGGACTTGAACGGCAGGGCTGATCTGACCTTCAGCACCGTTGAACTTGTAAGCTCCAGGATAGTGACGGGCAACTTCACCAGTGAATCAACGGGTTCCAGTTTGATGAATGGGTACCCCGAGCCGTATTGCGTAACGTATCCGGCCAACCGGTAATAAGCGCCTTCTAGCGGTGCCGAGTCCTCAAACACAATGGTTCCCGACTCTTTCGTGAAACTCCATTCTTTGAGAACTTCCCAGTTCACACCGTCAAGACTTTGCTGCAATGTGACCGACACAACGGGCGCAGCCCCCGAACTCCAAGCCGATGTGACGATGTATCCACCCTGAATAAAGATTTCCCGCGTTGGCCCGAATGCTCCAGCATCCAAGTTGAGAGTTTGCGATATGGCACGCGTTGCGCTCGACGCCCCCTGATAGAGAGCGGGTTCGATGATGAAGCCATCCCCAACGCTGAGCGCCGTGAAAATGTCTGAATCGCTTGCCGTGATCTTGTATTCAATCTCCTGGCCGGTAGCCACGCGCCATTTATTCGCCGCAAGATCGGTTGCGAACGTGCCCGACGTGTGAGCTACGAGGCAGTAATAAGCGACGCTCGTTTGCGTGCGGATGTCGCCGACTGCGTAGCCTGTTGTTGTTGCCCACGCCAGATGATCAAACGCCAGCGTCACGGTGTAACCGCTCTCTTGTGAAAGCTCGTGCTCCTTGAGAGGTGGAAAGGTGTATTTCGCCACACCAACAAGAAACGAGTAGGTTAGAGCCGTTGTCGTCGCCGTGCTCCATGCAGCATTGCGGATGAAGTTCGAGGAGAGCGAATCGACCGGAACGGACTCGATAAGCAGCGGCGGATGATTCGGATGGACGAGGATCAGCAGGCGGTTGATCTGCTGAAATTGGATGTCGTTTAGCTCGTCCTCGTCGTAATCGTTCGGCCACTCGATAATGGATCCCGTCAGCGCGTGCCAGTAGCCAGCCGCGAGCGCCGTCGCGAAGCTCGAATCAGTCGCCGCGTCATTGCCGACGCGCAGGTAATTCGTCCCGCTGTCTGAGGCGATGTCGCCGAGATAGTAGGTCGTCGCCGTCGAGTGCGCTACCACCGAGTAATCGCTTTTGATCTGGAGGTAAGCCGGTTCATCCTCACGCCAGAATCGAATGTAACCCTCGCCGACTTCGAGCAGGTAGTTTTCAAGGCGGGAAACACGGATGGGAAACAAGCGGCTTTTTTTGGTCGAGTCCTTCGTTTCTCCGAGGTATTGCGTCCCCGGCGCCTTGAATGCCCCGCCGTAGGGACGAATGACAAAGTTCTCAAGCTGGAGACAGCCGGTGCGATACTGCTCGAAATCAACACGCCCCTCAATCAGGGGGGAGTAGAGACCGCCGTTAAAGTTGACGTGAAGCGAGTTCATCGGGTGGAAATCTGGCCGCGTCGCGCTCGGATCATGTCGGAATCGTAGGACGGTTGGAGAACTCGACCCTTCCCGGCACGCGCATCATTCCTGCGAGCCTGCGGGCCGATGATTCCTTCAAACTGTCGGCGCATCTGTTCGCCGCGCTCCGTGCTCTTGATGATTTCGGGAGCGATGTAGGAGGCGAGAAGGAAGGCGTAGGCGTTGATAAAGTCCTGCGTCCAGGTCGTAACGGTCGTGTGCTGGTAAACGTAGGTGAGTTCAAGCTCGATGTCGTCGGACAGGATGTAACCCGCCTCGATGGCGTAGGGCGCGGAATCTTCCTCGTTGCCATCCTCGCCGTTCACGCGCACAACGCGCAGGCAGTCGGAAGGGATGGCATGGCGATACCCCCAGCCGTGCAGAGGCGCGAGAATCCACTCGCCTGCTCCGCTTATGTGCGCTCCTGAGAACACCGAGCCGTCGAGGTCGAAGGTGTCAGGGTCGATTACCGTGATTCGCCAAGTGCCATTTGCAGCCGGAACGCCTCCCACGTCTTGAATGTGGATTCGGTCGCCAGTCGAGAGTCCGTGAGCCGTGGCAGTCACGCGAATTTCGTCACTTGCGCCCGCATCTGCCAGTGCCACGCCTGAAAAGTCGGTCCATGTCAGCGTCAGGAACCCGCGCTTCATGGCGAAGTTCCAGGGGTGTGACGCGAGGCACTCGTCACGAGCAGGGGCAAACCAACGCCGAACTGCTTCCGCTTGAGGAGTCGAATCCGTGTCGATGTCATTCGCCGTATTGGCTGAGACGAGGGACAGGGCAAGGTTGCAGATTTCGGTTTTCGTCATGGCTCAAATCTCATTGTGAAAAACCCCGCCGCCCCAATGAGCAAAGGACGACGGGGCGAGGATGTCACCAACCAAGCGACAAATTGAGGACTTAGGCGAGACTGTAAACAATCGTCCAGGTCTGCGAGTGCGACGCGCCGTTCGTGACGGTGCCCCAGGTCACATAGACCCAGGCGTCATCTGTCAGCGTGACAGGCGTGATACCTGCCGCGCCCGACGTGGTCGCGAAGTTCTCGAAGCCAGCCGAGCCGCCGAGCACAAGGCCGGTGGAGTAGCCGTCAGCGTCGCCCGTCGCGTCGTCGTAGATGTAGCCAACGGTGCCCGTGCAGGCATCGCCAGGGTCGGTATGATCGACTTGGCACAGTTGCGGAATCACGCGAGCGCCTTTCGGCAGTCGCACGAGGTAGAGAGGGTCAGCGGTCGCAGCAGTGTATGCCGTCTTGCTGACTTGAATGACGTGCAGATTGCCGCCCGCCTGTTTTTGATTTGGAGCTTGGCTCATGTCGGACAGAGCGGCCAACTGAGCGGTTGCGAAGGTAGTGTAAACGGAAGCCATAACGGTTCAGGAATGAATTGTTTGAGTGAGTGAAAAGGGAAGTGGCGGGAGGTTTTGACGCCTCCCGCCGAGTTCAGATTATGACGGGCTTTCGTCCGCATAGACGCGAACGACACGGGGCGACTCGGTGCGGACAGCGCCGCAGCGATAGACGCCGCGAAGCTGTTTGCAGTGACGGCGGCCGGGGAGCATGTCGATATGCGTGTTTCGACCGCCATCCGCGAACTTGATGCCGGACTTGGCCCAGGCAAAGCAGGTGCGAACGTCGGTTCCACTGTTCAGCGTCAGGCGCTCAGAGCGAATGAAGTTGAACCCGGCGAAGCGTTCGGCCTTGCCTTCAACGAGGGCCTTGACGCTGGCGTAATCCGCGCTCGTAACCTGGGTAAGCAGGAGCATGTCTTGCAACTGCTGAGCCGAGATCGCAAAATAGCGGTCGTCGTCGTCAATTTCGCCCTCATCGAGGATCTTCTTCGCCTGGAGAACCTTCGCAACGGTGATACCGCTGTTCGCCGTGGAACCGCTGGCGACGTAATCGACCGCCACCTGATAGGCGGTATCGAAAGCGTCGGTTGTGGTGCCGTCCTCGCCGATGTAGCGAGTAGCGTCAAAAGCGGAGATAATCACGTCATCCTTCGTGCGATTCGAGGCATTGACGAGGGACTGATTTTCCTCGCTATCAGGAAGCGCGATGGTGCCGAGCTGCATTTCGTCGTCCTCGTCCCAGGTGATAACGCGCTCGAACTTGCGCCGGTAGATCCAGTATTCGGAGCCGGTCGAGTCGCCGTCTGGAGTGTCGCCCTTGCGGGTCGTTACTTCAGTCATCGAGCCGTTGTCGAGCTGGTTGAACTTGCGACGCTTGCCGGTGATGGTGGTTTGCGTGACCGCCATACCGAGGCGGGAATCTTTCTGCTGAGCTTTGAGTTCCCAGTTCTTGGAAAACTCGGTTTCGTAGTAGGTGGTGAGTGCGGACATAGCCGTAATGGAGATTGTTGATTGCGAGATTGGCGATCACGAGTCCTGATTGCCGGGATTGTTGTCCTCTCGCGGGTATCTCCATAGGAAGGCCGCTACTGGTTTGAACGGGTGCCATCGCTGGCCGTTCTGACTCTGACGCCGATTTGATGGACTAGCGGGATGAATGTCAAATTAAAACTCGTCATTGTGTCTTTTTCATCAAGCCTTTCTCCTTCCCTCCGCGAGTTTTAGTTTGCCAATGGGGAAAACTTCGGCTACCTCAGAGGTGTTCTAAGCCTCAAACAGCAGCCCGTTTTCCATCACTGGAAGCGGGTTTGTTGTTTGGGTTAGGCGGTGGCCTTGGCGCGAACATCAAATTAAAACTTGCGCCGATTCTTGAATGTGGGAGAATCCGGCGACTCGAAAGAGTCTGCTCTGAGTGGAACCGGAGTGATCCGGTTGCTCATAGTGCAAAAAGCCCGGTCGTTCTCCACTCACGACCGGGCTTTTTCATGTCCTGATTCTTGACCCTCTCAGCAAAAGGGGTCAGCGAAGCGGAGACGCCAGCAACGCGACAATGCAGGCCGTGAGAAAGCCAGTGCTGTTCATCGCGTCAACTCTTGAACTACTCGCAGGGAGCGGTCAAATACCGTGCTGGCGCGAGGATAAACACAGCCGGTAGGGTTCCCCTCATTCTCTCCGCTTGTCGTGGGGAGGAGGGAGGGGTTTGCCTGAGATGATGAACGACAGATAACTACCTCAAAATATGATCGAAGAAACAGCACACCAGGCCGCGCCCGCCGAAGCGCCAAAACTCGGTCGTCGTCGCACACGGAAGCAGGTCCGCGCTGATAGGCTCTGGCGTCATTGGCTGTCATGGATGGGCGAGCCATGCGGTCCAGACCTCAAGCGCATCGAAGGCTATCAGCCTAATGAATACCGGAGCGCCTTCGAGCGATTCCAGACGCACGGAAGAAAAGGACTGTCACAGGATGAACTCTACGGGATACACCCGCTTCTGGCGGCACAAAAAGCCAAAGAGGTGACTCTGACTTCAATGGCGGAAGAAAGCATGGAATGGTGGGCCAAGGGAAATGGCTGGGCTATTCCGTGGCACGACACTCTGGAAAGGGTCAAAAGCGGCGAGAAGATGGATAGGCTGACTCGCCTGGCAATCCTTCGCACGATGAAATCAATCACGAAAGATCCACACGACTTCTTCGAGCGGCATCCTGGAATCTCCGCAGAACTCAAGCAGCGATACTTCAGCTATCGCGTAGCAACACTGGACGCGGAGTCCACACGGCTAGATTCGCTGCCTGAGATGCTACGAACTGATTAACCGACCAACGATATGCAAATCATTAATCCAATATGGAAAGCCGCCCATCAATCAACGGACCCGCTTCGAGCGCGCGCTAAAAAACGCCGATGGGTCAAAGATAAAGTCGCTGGACACTGCTACCTCGAAGGGACGCACAGATACAAGCTGTGCGGAAATCAAAAAGACCTTGGCGAGGAAATGGTAACGACGGGAAGACAGGCCAAGGCGCAAAATGAAGTGCTGCTGGAAATCTACCGCGAAGACATCCGAGCGGAGATTGACGCTGGCGTGAAGTTCGGTCAAACGGTGTCCGCGCTGAAGCGATGGGTGATTGTGGAGCGCCATGTTGCTGCTGAGTAATCACCCCGCCTTGAACCCGCAAGCCACACGAAGCGCCTCCGGTCAAATCGTGAAGCGAATGCGTGACCGCACCTTGGAAATATGGCGCGTCACAGTGCAGACCATGCCGCCAGTTCGTGAACCGCGCGCGTTTGAGTTGCCGTCGAGCGTGATGATATTCCCCTGCTTGTCGGGTGAGCCGAGGGCAATGGAGATGTGCGAGAAGGACC